AAAAAAATAAAAATATTATAGAAGATTATTTAGGTTCATTAATAGTATTCGCACTATTTGATGAAGGGAGCGCGGAAGCAGAAATAATTGCCGGCGTATCTGAAAGAGTAAAAACAGGATATACAACTCCTAAAATTTTACATTTATATGCTGTAAATGGAATTTATGTTCCAGGATCATTTGTTTTAAATTAGACATTAGAAGAATTAAAAGCATGTAGAGATAATGCATATAAAGCATATGAATCCAGCCGTCGCGGTGGCGCAGTAACAATTATAAACCATATGAACGAAGGAATGATTAAAAATAGAAATGGTGTATTTGAAACTGATGATCCGTGGGGCGATGTTGCTGCATAGGCTGAAAAAGCCGTAAGTATAAAAATTTTATTTTTAGCAGGATTATTAGATATAGCAAATAATATTAATAAAACTTTATCTAATATACAACTACCAGGATAACTTATTTAATAGTATGGAGGGGAGTACTCATGGGATGGAAAGATTTTCTACCCAAACTATGGGCTGCTGTTAAAGGTATTCCAACTAAATATTATAATTGGAAGAAAAGAAATGAACAGCTACAAGACTTTTTAGATAAATGTGGTAATAATCATAAACAACTAGAATCAATTGGTCGAAATATTGATAAAATAACCTCGTCTATCAATCATTTATCAGAGCGAATGAATGGTATAGAAGCAGATGTAGGCTCAATGAAAGAAGCCATGAAAACGGTTAGTGAAGGCACAAAAATGGAACTATTTGATACACTGCATACATGGCGTGGAATATTAGTTGTTTAGAAAAAATGGGCTTCTGAGGCTGAAAAAAGAGAGGTTAAAGAAATTTATCACATTTATCATGACGAACTAAAAGGAAATGGACAGGGTAAACATTATTACGAAGAAATTATGGCTCTTCCAGAAAGTGAAGAGGAATTGAAACAATTAGGAGGTAATTGATTATGAAATACAACTTTAAAGAATGGATCGCGGCCGCAGGTGTCCGCGCTATTAAAACCATTGCTCAGACTGCTGTTGCTACAATTGGAACTTCTTTAGCAATGTCTGAGGTAAATTGGGCATTAGTTGCTTCTGCTTCTGTTTTAGCAGGTATTTTAAGTCTATTAACCAGTGTTGCTGGATTACCTGAACTAAAAGAAAAAGAAGAAGAAGAATAATATTTGACTTTTTTCTTATTTTGTATTATAATAATAAAAAGAAGAAAGGGCGAGAGAAATGGAAAAGCGTAGTAAAGAAAAAATTATAACAATGAACATTTATACAGATGGTTCATTAAAAAAAATTGGCACTACGACATTTGGCGGTTGGGCTTTTGTTGCGACAAGAGACGGAAACTCTATCAATGAAAGCGGTGGAAGCGAAACTAATACTACTAATCAGAGAATGGAACTAAAAGCAATCTGCGAAGCATTAGAGTTCGCTTCCACTCACCGCGAGCCCAATGAAAGAATTGTTATTCATAGTGATTCCGCGTATGCCATAAATTGCTATCTAAATGAATGGTATGTAAATTGGCAAAATAATGGTTGGATAAACAGTAAAAAAGAACCAGTGGCTAATCAAGATTTATGGTATAAAATTGTCCCTTACTTTGATAATTTTTGGTACTCTTTCGTCAAGGTAGAAGGACATGCGGGTAATTTTTGGAATGAAAGAGTAGATGAATTGGCCCAAGCGCAAGCCGCGGCACTAAAACAATATGGAGTTAATTTAAATGGATAATGAAATTTACGAAGTATCAAGGGATGAATACGCTGGATTTTTAGGTCAGATAAATCAAAAAAGTTTAGATACGGAAGTACAAACACTTGATGATTGTACTGTGATAAAAGTATTTAGTAAAACATCAGGCGAACATTTATGTACGAGAATTATTCCAGAAGAAAGTGAAGAACATTATTATGTATTCAACATGCCACCTGATGAAGATAGAGTTCCTCCACCACGAATTGCAAAGATAACATTAGAAGATAGAACAGAAGTTGAAAAATTTCTACAAATTTTATCAACGTTATCTAAGGAGAGTAAAAAATGATTGAAATTTTTGAAAATATTCCAGATAGTGTAAAGGAAACTAGTCAGCAAGTTTTCGACCTCGCTTTACTTCTAAAAAGTCCTCAAGCGATTGCTAGTTTTTTAAATGAATACACAAATTCTTGTCAAAATGAAGAAGAACAAGAGTTTATTAGATTTTATTTTAATATGAGGATGGCTCAATTAATAAATGAAAATTCTGATGATTAGCGGTAAAAGCGGGTGCGGGAAAGACGCAGCAGCCTTTCTATTAAAAGAACAACTAGCAAAAGAAACTGACAAAATCCTTACTATACACTTTGCTGATTTAGTAAAATATTATGCCTTTCAATATTTTAATTGGAATGGTGAAAAAGATGAAGATGGCAGAGCACTTCTTCAGAAAATTGGAACCACTATTATGCGCGGATTTGACCAAGATTATTGGGCGCGAATAGTCGCTGAATTTTTGGCCGCGACAAAAGATGAATTTGAATATGTTCTAATTCCAGATTGGCGATTCAAAAATGAATATGAAGTGGTTTCAAAATATAACTCAAATGTAATTACTATTAGAATTAACAGATATGATGGGGATGGGAATCTTTATATAAATCCGGCCCTAACATCAGAACAGGCCGCGCATATTAGTGAAACTGAATTAGATAATTTTAGTTTTGATTATGTAATTGATAATAAAGGCGACTTAGAAATGTTAGAAAATAGTATTATAACTATAATAAATGATTGGAGATAATAAAATGGATTATTTTTCTATGGAACCAATGCGTTATTGGGCTCCTCCCGCCTCTATGCCCACAGCAGAAAGAAAAATGCGGCTCGAAGGTATGATTAGAGGCGGTAATTATTTATGGAGCCAAAAATATGATGGAAACTGGTCGCGCGCGATTATCACTTCTGAGAGAAACGCTTTACAGACACGAGGTATTAGTAAGAAAACTAATACTTATGGTGAAGTCCAAACAAAGGTATTCTTTTGGGATGATGTTGTAAAAGCCTTCAATAAAGGTGATACGATTATTTTAGGAGAAATTTACCTTCCTGGTGGCGTTGATAAAGACGTAGGTTCTATTTTGCGTTGTCTTGATGCGAAAGCAATTGCTCGTCAGAAAGAAACTAAATTAGAATGGCGCGTATTTGATGTATTGGCTCTTGATGGAGTAAATATGATGGATAAAAGAATTGAAGAACGAGTTTCTCATATTCCAGAAGTTGTATATCGTATCAATTCTCCGTTAGTAAAATCCGTTTCTTATTATCAAATGGATAAAAACTTCTTTGATAAATTAGAGCAAATTTTTTCTATTGGCGGCGAAGGCGTAGTATGTTATAAAAAAGATTCAATCTATATTCCAGGAAGACGTGGACCACATTCTTGGGATACTGTAAAAGTCAAGAGAGAAATTGCTTCTGATATTGATTGTTTCATTATTGGTGTTGAACCTTGTGAAAAATATTACAATGGCGGCGCAATTGAAACTTGGCAGTATTGGGAAGATAGATATGGCAATAAAGTTATTGGCGATTATTATGGAGAATACCGTGTAGGCGGTGCTTATACCCCTATAAGTAAAAATTATTATTATAATTGGCCCGGCGCAATTCATGTGGGCGTATACGATGGTAAACATAATATTGTTCCACTTTGTAAAGTGGCTGGTCTTACAGAAGAGTTCAAATCAGAATTACGCGATAATTTTGATGAATGGTATATGTGTCCCGTAAGTATTGGCGGGATGGCACTCAGTGACTCCAATGGTATTTCTGTACGGCATCCATATCTATGCTCTATTCGTAAAGAAGATATTAGTACAGATGACTGTACTTTAAATAAAATTTTAGGTTGATATTACTATGTAAATAGTAATTAGGAGGCTTTATGGATTTAGACGAATTATTAGAATCATTATCACCCGTTGCTCAAATCGACCCAGTATCTTATTAGTATTTTCATTAGTTATTTGAAAAACGAACTGTTATTTTCAATACTGATGTTAGTGAAAATCTAGTAGAAACAGTCTATTTACCACTGCGAGATTTTGAAATGGATGATTCATCTGACCCCGTAACCTTAATATTAAACTCTATGGGCGGAACAGTTTCAGACGGCTTCTTTTTAGCGCATTATATTGCCAATTATAAAAAGAAACTAAATATTATTGTTACTGGATGTGCTGCTAGTATGGCCGCGGTCATACTATGTGGTGGTGGAAAAAATAAAAATGTAACTCGTTATTGTTATCCAAGTTCATATGCGTTAATTCATGATGGATATATTACTCTAAAAGCCAGTGAAGCAAAAACTGCTTCTGATATTATGGATTTTAATAATCAAGTAGATGAACGGATAAAGAACTTTATTATAAATAATACAAACATAACCGCAGAACAATATGACTCAAAAACTAGGCATCAATGGTTCTTATCAGCGCATGAAATGAAAGAACTAAATCTAATAGATGAAATTATTGGTGACGATGAACTATAATTTTTTAGACACTTCTGCGGTACTAAATGGCGGGTTAAAAAAATATTCGCACGCATATATTAGTCCAACAACACTCACAGAACTTGAAAGTATAAAAACTTCAAATAAAAAGGACGAACATATAAAATATCTCGCGCGCGAAGCAATAAGAAATATTACTTCTAATACAATATAGTATGAAATATAGTCATAGAAACAAGTTAATAATTTACTAAGAAAGTATGATTTTCTTTCAGATATAAATGACCATCGTATTTTATGTGAAGCAGAATTATTAGGCAAAAAACATAGCGAAACAATACTATTCCTAACAAGTGATGCTTCGCAATATTTATTTGCTCTACAAATGCCTCATTTATATGCGTAGTTATTAAATGATAATTTTATAGAAAAAGAAGAATATAATGGTTGGTCCAAACATTTTTTATCTGAAAAACAATTAGAAAAATTATATTCTGATTTATCATCTAATATTCTAAATTGTAAAACTAATGAGTTCGCTGAAATATATCACGGCGATTAGTTACAAGATATATTATTATGGGATGGCGAAAAATATCGTAATATAAAATATAAAGATTTTGTCGCGCCTACAGGAGAAAGAGTTACTCCTAGAAATATTGAATAGAAAATGTATCTTGATTTATTATAGAATGATGATATACCTATTAAGTTATGTGTCGGCCGCTTTGGAACAGGTAAATCAATGTTTGCCGAAACTTGGGCCGCACATCAAATGTAGATTGGTAAATATGATAAAATAGTATTTGTAAAAAATAATCTGAGCGTCAAAGGAGCGGGAGAACTTGGTACCTTACCAGGAGATGAAATAGATAAATAGTATCCTTGGTTACGTCAAATAGAAGACCATCTAGGGCCATAGTTATTCGAGCAATACCTGAATGAAGGAAGATTAGAACCAGCACATTTATCAACTCTTCGCGGGCGCGATCTGAAAAATAGTATTATATTAGTAGACGAGGCTGAAAATCTTCTTACTACAAATATACAACTATTACTCGGGCGTGTATCAAAAGGGAGTTAGATTATATTCTGCGCGGACACTAAACAATGTGATTATAAGGATGAAAAAATGAGTGGTATTCCTAAAATGATAGAAAAATTATCTGGTAATCCATTATTTGGAATGGTTCGCTTGATAAAATCTGAACGTAGCGTAGTTGCTGCTACTGCGGATTTATTAGATTAATTGGGGCTTGAAAAAGCCCCACTTTTTTATTTGACTTTTTTTATTTTTTATGTTATAATAAAAGAAAAATGGAGGAATTATAAAATGAAATTACTCGCAAAATCTCCTCTAAATTATGTTGGTAATAAATATAAGCAACTTCCATAGTTGTTAAATATTTTTCCATAGAATATAAATAACTTTATTGATTTATTTTGCGGTGGTGGAGATGTAGCAGCAAATATAACCGCGAATAATATATATGCTAATGATATAAATTATCAAGTTATTGAAATTATGCAAGAATTTCAATAGCATACAATAGAAGAAATTATACAATATATTGATAATAGAATTTAGGAATTTGATTTAAGTAAAACAAATGAAGAAGGATATTTAAAATATAGAGAATTATATAATAAACCAGGCTCAGGATATAATAGTCCATTAGATTTATTTACAATCACGCGTTTTAGTTATAATTGGATTATAAGATTTAATAATAAAATGAAATTTAATTCTTCATTTGGAAGAAATAAATGTGATTATAATCAAAATATGCGTAATAATACAATCGCATTTTATCAAAATATTCAAGAAATAAATTTTAGTACATTAGATTTCCGTAAATTTTCTATTGATTAGTTTACAAAACAAGATTTTTTATATGCCGATCCTCCGTATTTAATCGCGACCGCTGATTATAACATGGGAAGAACTCAAAAATTATCTTGGAAAATTGATGATGAATTAGCCCTCTATAGATATTTAGATGAAGCTGGCAATAAGATAAATTGGGCTATGTCAAATTTTATTAAACATAAAGGTAAAATAAATAATACAATAGAAGAATGGGCAAATGATAATAAATATAATATTTATATTCTTTAGTCAGATTATTCTAAATTAACAACCAAAGCAGAAAGAATATATGAGCCTACAATGGAAGTATTAATTACTAATTATAATTAATATATAAGGAGAAATAATATGTTTAACGCTTGGGAATGCCCACATTGTCATAATATATATTCACCGGGAACGCCATTTTGTGTTTTTTGTTGGTTTAAAAATAATTTAAATTCAATTAATAATAATGATAATAAATAGTCTATAAATATAGTTGAACCTCTTGATATACATACAAATACACAAGAAATATTAAAAAATGATATACAAGAACAAGTTCAATTAAATACTATAGAACAAAAAACAAAAGAAAAACAAGATATTAATAAAAATAAATATCCAGATACAAAAATTCATCTTATGGGAATTGCTCATTCAAAAGAACGCGCAATCACTCGTAATATTATAATTCCATATATTAGTGATATTTTACAAGATTTTCCTATAAATATTACTAGTTTAGCAAAAAAATATTTAACATATATTAAAGAAAATAATATTGAATACTTATTAGATAATAATTTATCTACTTTAATTAAAGATAAACGTAAAGTAGATATAAAAGAATTATTACGTCAATATACTTTTTATATTAATGAATTTGATATTAAATATTTTTTTGATTTTGACTGTGAAAAATTATTATCAAATACTGAATTGGAATCATTACGAAATGATTTATTTCAAGAAACACATAAAAAACCAATTCCAATTTGGAATTCTAATTTAACAGATGAAGATTGGACAAATATGTGTAAAGAAAATGATTATATTTGTATCGGTCGATTTACAGATATAGAAAATTTTAATAATAGTGAAATGATCAAATTTATTGAACAATGTGATGAAGCACATTCTTATGGAACACAAGTACATGCTTTAGATTTTTCTATTCTTAATCCATTAAATCAACATATTTTACCATTTGATTCAATTAGTAGTAGTAATTGGTCAAAAGAAATGAAAAAATATAAAACGATATTAGTAAATAATTTACTTGAAAAAGTATTAATATCTGAAGATGAATCTTTTGTGGATACTCAAATTTCTAATTTAAAAGCATGGGTAGAATTCATTAATAATTATAAAGGAGTAGAAAGATAAATAAATTATGGAATATAGTAAATTTGACCCATTAGATGCTACAAGTAAATTTCCTATTTGTGGTATGCCTATACGAATAGATAGCTATCGTACGTGTACTTTTGGTTGTAAATATTGTTTTGCTAATGCGCGTGGATTAGGAGCTGCTACTGGGCTACTATAGATTGGTAATCCTTCATCAGTTGCTAATAGATTAAAAAAAATTTTTGATGTATATGATGAAGAAAAATTTATATTTTTAGATTATTTAATCGCAAATAGATATACTTGGCATTGCGGCGGTATGAGTGATCCATTTTAGCCATGTGAAAATAAAATCAAAGCAACAGAAAATATTATTAATATAACTAATGATTATGATATACATATTTTATTTAGTACAAAATCAGATACATATTATAATAGTAATTTAAAACCAAATTTACATAGTTTTTAGTTATCTGTAACAAATGTACAAAATAGAAAAGATATTGAAGTAAATATTCCAGAAATAAATAATAGAATTAAATTTTTTAATGAATTAAAAAATAAAGGATTTAAAGTTGGTATTCGAATCTAGCCATTTATTCCAAATGTATCAAATATTGATATATTAGAAACTTTTAAAGACGCGGACCATTATGTACTAGAAGGTATTAAAATGGTACCAACAAATACTCTACAAAGAGAAGAAATATTAAAAATGACTAATTTAAATAATTCAGATTTTAAAAATGTTGGTTTAATGAATTTAAAACCAGAAATTAGAATAAATTTATATAAACCATTTATTCAATGGTTTGAAGAACATAATTCAAGTTATTCTATAGCAGATAATGATTTACATTATCTTGGAAATAATAAATGTTGCTGTGGAGATTCTTTATGTTTTAATCAATATACTAATTTTAATACTACAACATTATCTCATGAGCTTGGGCCACATTATACATTAAATAATGTATATGAAAAGTTAAAAGATAGTGGTTTAATTAATGGAAAATGTAAATAGTTATTTTTTTCCTCTCGACAAGGAGAGTGTGAAACAGTAAAGGACTTTTATGAAAGATTCTTTAATAATAAAAATTCAGTATTTTCTCCATAGTTCTTTTATTTTCCAGAAATTGATAAATAACATATAAGGAGTTGAAAATTCAACTCCTTTTATTTGACTATATATAAAATTTATGTTATAATATAAAAAAAAAGGAGAAATGATTTTATGAGTTGGCCTATGGCAGAAGCAATTGGATACAAACCCATCACCACTTTTTGGGATGATTTTTCAGTAGCAGAACGTTTTGGTAAAGAGTCTATTCTTGAAACCGCAGAAAAATGCTTTAAAGAATGGAAATCAGATTATAAATATTTAACCGAACTTATTATGGTTATTAATCATAAAAGTTGGTATTGGGATAGCCATAACAACAACGAACTTATGGAACTATATTCGCATCTTTATTATAAATACGATGATAAGGCAATTAAAGCACTTAATAATAATAAAACTGCGCTTAATTATTATTTTAAAACATTGGATTAATGGAGGAATAAAATGGATAAACCACTTGGATACTTAGGCGGCGATATTATGACTCACGGTTCTAATCTTGCCCGTCAGGAAGAATATGATAAATTTCAGGCAGCGGGCATCCCAGGAAAAGTATATAGCCCAGTTCAAAACAAATCTATTAATGATAAGTCTAATATGACAGAAGAAGAAAATAATCACCTTGCCGAAAAAATTTGCGAGGCAGATATTGAGCGGCTTTGGAATAGTGATTATACTGTTCTATGCCCTGAGCAGTCCGCAATTGGCACTATGTGTGAAATGGGCGTTCTTTATGGATGGAAGTATTTTTGTAATAGGGTTCTTGATTGTTTAAGTGAATTACAAACTATTAAAACGACAGAAGAACGTGCGGCAGCATTTAATAAAATAATGGATGAGATTATTTGGCCGCAATTTAATAAACAAAATTACGCCCATTACTTTGATATTCGTACAAACCATCTAAATGAAAAAGATTGGCGCCGTAGTTTTAGTATCAACCAAATGTTATATGGAATGATTTTATATGCTACAACTGATGGCACATTACACAATTCATTTGATGAAATTCTTCCACTACTACAAAAAGCATATGGCACAGAAGATACCGAAGAATTAAAAACAGAATGGAGATAATTATGGACAAAAATACAACAGATAAAATTTCGGTTGGAAATTCAACCATGCCTAGGGCAGAACAAGGTTGGGAATGCCCTCGTTGTGGTCATATTAATGCGCCTTGGGTAAGGCAATGTGATTGTTCTAGAAGTAATAATTATACTATTACATCAGATTTAACATATAAACCAGAGCGGTGGGGAGATAATTATAATATTACTGAAATACAGTCTAAAATAAACCCTAACATAACAGCTTGGAATTGTACTAATCCAAATAATTGTCATACACCACATTACACTACTGAAACAGTAATAAATAAGAAGACAACTACGCGTGACCCAAAACGTATTCCAGAATTTTGTAATAAACTGGCAGAGATTTGGTCTAGGTATCCAGATTTTAGATTTGTACAATTTATAACAAATATTCTTGACACAGCCCCAGATGACATCTGGTATTATGAAGATGATAAGATGATTAAATTTATAGATGATTTTATGAATGATATATTAAGGAAGGAATAATATAATGATAATCTATAAAATCTATCATTTTTTTCATCCATACCCATGCGGCCGCAATAAAAACAATTCATATCTATGTTGCCGCCGCAAAATAAATAAATTCACTAGTTATATTACCAAAAATAAACATGAAATAAAATGTCGCTTTTGTAATAGTACAAAAGTTTTAAGTAGTGATGAAATTAAATCAATAAAAAACTTATGGGAGTGGGAATGATAATGGCAGACGCAATGGAATTTCCAAAAAATATTTTAGATTTTATTAATGATTATAGTTTTGAAGATAAAGATGAAGTATATACAAATGGCTCTGAATTGATCCAAGTTTTTAGAGTTATTCAAGCACTAGAATATTACGCACCTGAACTAATAAAAAAATAATTAGTTAAGGAGAATAAATAATATGTATCAAACTGATTATGACATGGCCCCACGAGGTTGGGTATGCCCTAAATGTGGGCGTGTGTATAGTCCATCAACTTCAATGTGTAGTTATTGCGGCGGAGGAAACACTAGCCAATCTGCCACTACTGAAACTGTTCTAAATGATAAAGATTGGTGGGAAAGTTACCTAAAACAAACTATTACAGCTACTGAAACTTGGGATAAAGAATGGTGGAAAGAATATTTAAATCATATTGCTATTCCAGATACGATTGGCGGCTCAGATTACTGGAATAATGACACAAAAACTTGGGAAAATATTCCGCATAATCTTACAAACAAGGAATATAAAGAAGAAAATTTCGGCGTTCATTGGAACGACGAAGAAGATGAGGATGAAGATAATGACAACAACTAATTATACAATAGGTGATTTTCCATATGCGCCACAAGGTTGGGTCTGTCCCAAATGTGGCCGTGTATATTCACCCAATACATCTATGTGTTATTACTGCGGAGGAAATGCTACATAGATATCAACTCCCGTGCCAAATACTACCGGAGTAAATCCAGAAAAATGGTGGAAAGATTATATCACCTATAATACTGCACTTGAAAAAATTTTAAATAATTCAGACACTTTTAGAGTACATTATGAAGATTTACCACAATATAATAATAAAAATGGAGAAGAATAATTATGCTATATAATATTAATGACAAACTACCTGTTAAGCGACTAATTGTCGCAGCATTGCAGCAAGTAATCGCTTGCTTTGTCGCAACCGTTCTTATTCCGCAGATTTGCGGAGTTCCTATTGCTCCCGCCATGCTTGGTGCTGGATTAGGAACACTTATCTATCAACTAATTACCCGCGGCCAGAGTCCTATGTTTATCTCATCAAGTGGCGCTTTCGTAGCAGCAGTTATTGGGGCGCTTGGGCTTGGAATGGCTCCCAACTATCTAGCCGTATTTATTGGTGGCCTAATTGTATGCGTGATTTATTGTGGTGTAGGTGCCGCAATTAACCATTTTGGAACTGGATGGATTAATAAGCTACTACCGCCAGTTGTGATTGGTCCAATTGTTGCTGTTATTGGCCTCAATCTCGCAACCTTCCTCCCAACTTATTTCCAAGTCGGTGGTCAGTATAGCCTAATTGGATTTGGACTTGGAATGCTTACACTACTTATTACCGCGCTAATCTCTCATTATGGAAAAGGATTTATTAAGAACTTACCATTCCTAATTTCAATTCTAATTGTATATGCTTTCGCCGCAATTCTTACTCTATGCGGTATTCCAATTATTGATTTTAGCGTATTCAAAAATGTCCATCTATTCCAGATGCCAGACTTCGCTTTTAAGCATTTCGGCAATTGGAATTGGTCACTACTCCCACAAATTCTACTACTATTTGTGCCGCTTTCCTTAGTAACAATTTCTGAACATCTATCTGACCATAAAGCATTAAGTGCTGTAATTGGGACTGACCTAACACAGAAACCCGGACTTGGTTATACCCTAATGGGTGATGGCGTTGCTACCGCTTTCGGCACACTAATTGGCGCAATGCCAAACACCAGTTATGGGGAGTCAGTTGGCACAACAGGTTTTAGTAAAATTTGTTCTAGGTATGTGATTTCCCTCGCCGCAATTATTATGGGCATTGCCGCTTTTATCGGCCCTCTACAAGCTTTCCTTGTATCAATTCCAAGCGCTATTTTTGGTGGTTGCGCAGCTATCCTCTACGGATATATTACACTAAGTGGTATTCGCACTATCAAAGATAATAACATTGACCTAAATAACAATAAAAATGTTACTATTATTGCCGCTGTTCTAACTCTTGGTGTTTCTGGCGCAGTTTGTAACTTTGGTGTTGTAAGTATTGGTACTACCGCGCTTGCTATGATTGTTGGTATCGTACTTAATCTTATTTTAAAGGGGCACCAAAATGATTAAAATGATATGTGACTTTTGTCAACATGAAACCAATGAACTTATTACTATTAAAGTCCCTATATATAATAGACCTTCCGCATACAATAAAAACGGAGTAAAACTTATAGAATGGGAAGATGGAAATATTGTTCCAGAAGAAAAAGACATTTGCAAAACTTGCGCGCGTCGTATGATAAAAGCTATTGATCTTATGAAAATAATAAATGATGATTAAAAATTTGACTTTTGTAGAAATTATATTATACTTTATAGGATGTGAAGTAGAATGAGCAACCTTGAACATTTAATTGAGAATGGATTATGCCGTCTTGATGAAGGAAAATCCTATAGAGAATGGCGTGAAATTATGCAACAAGATTGCAATTGGGAAGGAAATGAAAATATTACTATGGATAATCTATGGGATATTTGTCAATATGTAATATTTACTTGGGACTCTAATAGGATTTATGAAACTTATTAATATTTGGGGGGTTGAATTACTCAACTCCTCATATTTGACTTTTAGGAGGC